GGCTTGCTCCCCTTTTTCGTCCCGTACATCTTCTTTAGGTTCTCCTAGTTTCTTTTGTAGTTCAAGATACGCTTGCTCAAGGGCATTGGCATCTTTAAATTTTCCAGCTAGTAGTGGGGAATCACCGCTCTCCAGACTCTCTGCTACTGCCAAGGATTCTTGTTCATCAGCATTCAAGCCAGCCTCATTAGTTTCAGGGGCGGCGTCAACCATTGTAAATTGTTCGCTCATTCAACTGGTGGTGGTAGTTCAGGTGGTAGTTGTTGCTGCTGCATCATCTGCATAGCAGCTTGTTCTCGTTTCTGATCAACAGCGGCTAATTGCGGCTCTTGCTGCATAGCCATCATTTCTTGCTGTTGTGCCATGGCTTGCTGTTGTTCAGCTTGACGCTCATCCATACTCTTAACGAGATTCAGGACGTCAATACCAGAAGCAGCCGCGAGACGCTTGATAACTTCATCAGGATTGATGTATTGTTGGATAGCCTCTGGACCCATTGTCTGTGCAATGATGGTAATGAATTGACCAAGGCTCTCACGATCTTGACCACGCCCAAGTGCATTGATACCAGCCACGATAGTAGGCTTAACAATGTCACCCTTAGGTAGGCGGGGAATCTCACCAGTCTTCTGAGCAACGTTCAGCTTCCTGTTGAGATAAGGAACAAGGAACTCAACAGTCAACAGGGAGAACAAGCCACCCAGTTGTTGTTCGAGTTCGAGTTGAGTCATCCTGACTTCTTCAGCCGTTGTCCGTTCAGACTGGCGAACATTCAAAACAAGGAATGCTTCGCTGAGTCGTTGGGACAAAGAGCCAACCATCTGATAGGCGGTTTGGAAGTCAGCTGTCTTGCCAACCTGCACCACACCGATGTCCTCAGGGCGACCCTGAATGATAGCACCGTTGCCTGCCTTGGCAAGCGTCGCGGGCTTGGTGGTGCTGGAAGGACTGACAGTAAACACTACCTTAGCAGCTGCAGCGCTGCCTTCGACGAGTGCTTGTGACAGTGCTTCAAGTGACTTCAGATCTCCGATGAACTCTTCGACCCGACCACGACCGTAGACCTCTCCGTCTACGTGGTTAAAGCGTAGCACAAGCCAGGGGTTGGCGTCAAGAGGTGCCTTGCTCATGGACCTAGGAAGGACATCACCGTCTACTTCCTGGTGCCAGATCCAACGGTTGTTATCCCGAGTGACGTGTGTATAAATATCACATTCATCATCTCGGTAATTGCTACTGTCAGATACTGATTCAGTACTTGGATCCTTGTACTCTGGATAAAATTTTTTGAGCAGTTTTTTCGAGATTGTTTCTTTCGTTACAATTTCTATAACGTTACCGTTACCATCTCTATCTACAGCATATCGGTTAAGGGGATAGAGCTTGAGCCCTTCCTTACCCATAAAGATAAGAGCATTTCCAGAAACAACAAGATGCTTTAGTGCTTGATGAACAACCACACGGTCGCCAGAAGCGGCGATAGATTCCATGATGGTGCGTTCAATCTTAGCAAACGACAAGTCAAGTTCTGACCTGATCTCTGGTCCTAGCTCCTCAGGCATGTTAACATCATTAACCTGCAATTTAAAGAAGCTGGTTTGTGGAGGTAGAAGAGCAAGCATTAGTTTACTTGCCAGCGTCACCACACCTTTAGCTCCCACTGATTGCCAGGGGGTAATGAGATTCTTAGCGCCTTTGGTGTAAGCCTCATCCTCTCGGACAAGGTACGGAAGAGTCAGTTCTGCTGCTTGTCTAGCAACGTTTAGAAACTGGGAACGGTCTGAAGACAATCTGTCATAGCGTGTTTTAGCAGACATTAGACGTTCAGTACACTACTTGCTGGTGCGTTAATACCAGCGGTTGTTTGAATTGGAGCAAGCCGCATTTGGTCACGACGACGTTTGAACGCCTGTGTACCAGCGGTTTGTGCAGTTTGAGAAGCGGGTGCAATCTTAAGGCTAGCTTGAGCAGCACCACGAGCTTGACTAGTTTGAGCTTGAATAGCAAGACGGTTCTGAAGTTCAGCAGCTCTTTGCTGTTGAAGTTCTTGGTCTTGCAGTTGGGAGATTTGCAACCTGCCTGCTTCAATTGCAGCCTCAGCTTCTTTACGATAAGCTTGGGACTGAGAAGTAAGTTCAGCGAGTTGTTGAGCAGCAGCACTACCGCCACCGCCGCCTCCTCCTCCTCCACCGCCACCAGATGGGGCGGGAGCAGGTTCAGCCTTTTTCCAAATAGCATAACCATCAGGAGTAGTACCAGCAAACTGATGCTGATCGCTAGGAGCAGAGGTAGTGCCA